TTAGGATAAATATTATTTATGGCATACTCGGGACGCTTTACACCAGTTAATCCTCAAAAGTACATGGGTGACCCCACGAATATCTGGTATAGGTCATTGTGGGAGCGTAGGGTTATGCAATATTTAGACACTAATGCCTCGGTTGTAGAGTGGTCTAGTGAAGAGATTATCATACCTTACATTTCACCTGTGGATAATAAGTGGCATCGTTACTTTCCGGATTTCTTCGTTCGCACCAAGACCGGAGCCATGATTGTCGAGGTTAAACCTAGGGCACAATCGGTTCCACCCACCCCAAAGAAGCGTCTAACGAAGAAGCACCTGACAGAAGTTATGACCTTTGGCGTTAACCAAGCCAAGTGGAAAGCGGCGGAAGAATACTGCCTAGATAGAGGGTGGAAGTTCAAAGTATTAACGGAAGACGAGATTTTCGGTAAGAGACAAAAGAATGCCTAATCAAAGTGTATGGGAGCGTTTGCGTGTACAAATGAAGTCTGTGGGTATTGCCCCTCGGACGGCTGCTGCGCGGGCTTGGTATGGTCAAGTGATCAATAGAGTTCGCATCCCGGCTAACCGTTCTAATATCCTGAACGATCCTAGCAAAGCAACAGCGCACGCACTAATCGGTAGAATGTACACGTATCATTACGTACCCAAGTACGAAGATAAGTTACCGATGTGGGATCAATTTCCGCTAGTCCTGCCTATGGAAATATACCCCGATGGATTCTTGGGCATCAATCTGCACTATCTTGACCCTTGGAATCGTTTGGGTCTTCTGGAAATGCTACACGATTTTGTGACCAACGATAAATATGACAATAGCACTAGGTTTAAGTTATCTTATTCCGTGCTGAATGGCTTGAAGAAGTATGATTTTATTAAACCGTGCATCAAACGGTACCTGATTGAGTATATGGAATCTTCCATGATCTACATTGAGCCTGATCAGTGGGAGTTGGCTGTCCTGTTGCCATTCGAACGTTTCCACTACAATTAAGGTAGCCAGATGTTTCCAGATGTATTCCTAGCCAATTATGCCGCACACTTGGATTTTGCAAAACCGTCCAAGTTTGCTGCCCTTATCTATCAGCCACCCGGTCTTATTGCCGGTGGACTGTTCGGTGGACTAGTCGGGCAAACGCAAGCAACCCAATTTTTGGGTAGGGGTCTGAATACCGGTAGCCTTTTGTTTCAGTGTGAATCGGCTGTTCTACCCGGATACTCATTTAATACAGTATCACAGAAGATTTATGGTGCACAGTTCACTCAGGCAGCAACACCAGAGTACACTCCACTAGAATTAACTTTTATCTGTGCTGGTGATCTTTGGGAACGCAAGTTCTTTGAGGATTGGATGGAATTCATTCTCCCAAAGGGTACCTCTAAGACTACAATTGAGAGTCTGGTTAATGTTGAAGGTGCTGGTAGGGCTGCGGCTACGGCTAAGTACCGCAACGAATACTGTGGCTCTGTACAGGTCATTCAGTTCCACGAAACAGGCATCCCATCAGCCAGATATACCTTCGAAGAGGTCTATCCTGTGTCTGTAGCACCACAGCCTGTAAATTGGGGTGACGATGGTATTCATCGTCTAAACGTTACCTTCCAGTACACCCGTTGGGGTAGGGAGAAGAGTGTCGCGAAACAGGTGTTTCAAGCATTTCGTTAATATGGAGTTAAACTATGCCTTTGCCAAAAATTGAACATCCTCTTTATGAGATTTTCCTGAAATCGTTGGATAGAAATGTCAAATTCAGACCCTTTCTAGTCAAGGAAGAAAAAATTCTTCTGATGGCTAAAGAGTCCAAGGACATTGGTGATATCCGTCTAGCCATCAAGCAGATCATTCAAAACTGCTGTGCGGAAGATGGTATTGATGTTGAAAAATTGCCGCTATTCGACATTGAAATGATTTTCGTCAAGTTGAGAGCAAAGAGTGTCGGTGAGACTGTAAAGTTGGCTTTCACTTGCAACAATCGGGTGGGTGACGAGGCGTGTGGTGCGGAAACCGACTACACCCTGAACATCGACAAGATTAAATATAAGGTACCGGAGGGACACGACTCCAAGGTCATGATTACGGACAAGATGGGTATTAAATTGAAGTACCCAACCCTTGCGCTTAATGTACTGGTTGACGAGAACGAAGACGAGTACGTAACCATGATTCGCGGTATCGTAGAGAATATTGAATATGTATTTGATGAGAATTCAGTTTACAAAGCAGAAGAGTTGGGTAAGGAAACTTTGATCGAACTGATTGATAACCTCACCGTAGAGGCTATGGTAAAGATTCAGAATTTCTTCTCAACTTCACCTTCGGTTGTTCTTGAGGATGATGTTAAATGTTCAAAGTGTGGATTTGAGCATCACTTAAAGACAGAGGGCTTGATTGATTTTTTTACCTAACATTTGGTTATGATACCCTTGAAAATTTCATGCGTACTAATTGGGCATTGATGCAGCACCATAAGTACGGCTACAGTGATGTAGAAAACATGATTGCGTGGGAGCGACAGATTTTCGTCGCTATGACTATGATGTTCTTGAAAGAGGAAAATGAACGGATTAAACTAGAGCAACAAACTAGAAGACGCTAATGGACAACACAGAAGATAAGAACAAATCTGCCAAGGAAATGATTGAAAAACTTTCCAAGGCTAAGTCTTTACCTAACAGGGATAAGTTCATTACTGACGTAATGAAGTCCACTAGTGGTATTGCGTCTAGAGCATTGTATGGTAGAAAAGCAGCCAAAGCCTACGACAAGGCTGAAAAGCGAATTGAGAAAGAAAAGAAAAGCCAGTTCACCAAAGGCGCTAGAGTTTTATCTTTCTTCGGACATGAGAAGGCTGCAATGTGGTACGAGCGATTTGCTGGAAAGAAGACCAGCGAACAGGCTGAGAAAGAGCGTCGTGGTGAAAAAGAAAAAGAAAAGGTTGCGAACAAAGATTCGGGTGCAAGAATCATAAAGGATGCGACTGCTCAGATCAAGATGTTGAACAGTAAGGTCGATACTATCGGACAGATGGTGACCGATGTTCAGGATGATGTTGTTGATATTAAAAAGTTACTGGTGCCGAAGGGTATTGTAGCCACCGGTAAAAAAGGAACCAAGGACGAAGGTAAATCACGCTTCGTACAATTTAATCCATTGGCACCAAAGGGTGAAGAGTTTGCACAGGTTACCGAAAGAGGCAAACTGACCTCAATCAAACCCGGAAAGAATTTCGAACAGTCGGCTGTCAAGAAGGCAGCGTTTGAATCTGCTCAACTTGCAATCAAGATGCAGCAGAAAGAACAGGAAAAAGCCGAACTGCGCAAAAAGTATCAGTATACGGATAAAGCAGAGTCGTTCCGCAAGTCCGACCCCATTAATCTTCTGCGCAAGGATATGAATGATAACTTTGCCAAGGTCTTCAAGATTCTGGAAGATCAAAAGAGCAAGGGTGGTCTATTTGATATGCTCAAGACTTTGTTTACCGGTAAATTGGTGTTGGGCGCAATTGTTGGGGCTATTGGTACTACACTTGCTACTGCTTTCGCTGGTATCAAGTCTGTTCTAAGCGGTGTGTTGGGACAAATAGTCAAATTCTTACCGGGACTGGCTAAGATGCTTGGTCCTGTCGCTGGTGTGGTGGGTGCGGGTCTTGCCGGATATGCTGCGGGCACAGCACTGAACGAAAAGTATAAGATTAGTGAAAATATTGTAGATGCAATCGGACCAGAGCCAGATGAGGATGTTAGTAAGGGAACGACCAAGGCTGAAATGCAGAAAAATATGCAAGCCAAACTTCAAGGTACTGGTTTGGAGTGGGTTGGTCCCGGCAAGTATAGAGACATAAAGACTGGTAGAGTTCTTGGTTTGAGTGATCTGACCCCGCAACAAAGAATGAAGATTACGGGACAATTGGAACCACTGTCAAAGCCACAACCCGCAAAAGAAGGTTCCTCGCCTCCACGTAGAACCGGTGCCGGTTTACCGTCTTCTGGTCCTTCAACTAGAAGAACTCCCGCTCCATCGACACCTTCCGCATCTAGCGCACAACAAACCGCATGGCAAGATAGTGATACATTTGACACTAACTATGCGCAGGGTTCGTCTGCACCATCCGCAACTTTGTCTGCCACATCAAAGGGTTCTAAGGGTTCTGGTGGTGGAAAACTAGCAATGCCAGATTCCACCATTAAAGATATCATCACCCAAGCCGCCGATAGGGTTGGTGTGGATAAGGGAATCATGATGGCTATGGCAAAGCAAGAGAGTAGTTTCAATCCTAATGCCGCAGCCAAAACATCTTCTGCCAAGGGTCTATATCAATTTTTGGATGGAACTTGGGCTGATATGGTAAAAAAGTATGGTGCTGTCTATCCCGAACTAAGCAAGGGACAACTAGACCCTAATGCCAGTGCAATTGCGGGCGCATTATACATCAAAGAAAATGGCGATATTCTAAAGAGGGCGGGGATTCCTGTTGATGGTACTTCGATATATGCTGCACACTTCTTGGGTCCGGGTGGGGCTAGAACTTTATTTAATGCAGACCCAAACACAGACGCTACGAAATTAATGCCAAAACCAGCACAGGCTAACAAGGGAATATTTTTCAATAAGGATAACACTCCAAGAACCGTAGCAGAAGTACAAGAAGCATTATTCAATAAAGTGGGAAAGTATGCTGCAATGTATTCGGAATCTTTACAAAAGAGTGAACCGGGTATGGGATCGGGTGCACCCATGATGGCGTCCAATACTCCTGCTCCTGCATCTACACCACCGACACTGGCTGCAACAAGTGTTAAGCCAAAGCCAACCATTTCTGGCGGTAATTTGGATGGACAGGCTAGAGCATTGGATGCCGGTAAGACTGCAACTGTGGCTTCGGCTGCACCTGTTGTAGTCAACAATAATAATGTATCTGGTGGTGGTCAGTCCGGACCACCAAGACCTGTCAGTAAGCCCGCACCTGTTTCGGAAGACTCTTCGTTTATTCGAAACGCAAGTCGCGACGTTCATCATCCGGCATACGCATAAAAAAAAGAGGGGCAGTTTCCTGCCCCTCTCCCTCCACTTAGACTAACCCTCCGCGTGCGAGTCGTTCGAAGAAATCATCATCCGAGTCCTCGCTACCACCAACATTCACGGACTCTGCCGTAGCGCGAGGCTGACGAGCAGGAGCCGACTTAGGCTCTTCCCACGGCGCAGTCTCTTCCTCATTACGAGGCGCAGTACGAGCAGCCGCACCACCGGCACCCAACGCACGATCCAACTTCTGCTTCAACTCGTCGTAAGACTTGAACTCAGTCTCCTTGACGAACTGCAACAGCGAGTGCTGCTTCTTCCAGATTTCCTCAATCTTGGCATCGCTATCAG